ATGAGATATCCACTTACATAGAAGCTGATGAGGATGTCATTAAAACTAAGAAAAACATTGTACTCATAGAAGAAAAATGCCACTATTTGGATTCAATCATAAAAATGATTTCCAATCGTGGGTTTCAAATTAAGAGTGCTATAGATTGGATAAAATACAAGAGTGGAATCGTCTAATGTAACCATAACCAAGATTAATGAGGTCTATATTAGAGTCGATACTGAACATTCTATTGCTCAGGAAATCTCAGACCACTTTACTTTTCTTGTGCCAGGACATACCTTTGTTCCTGCATTCCGTAAGAAATTATGGGATGGGAAGATTAGATTGTATAATGTGATGAACCATATGCTTTATCATGGACTTCTACCACATTTATGTAAATTCCTATACCTTAGAGGATATACAGTAAATTTTGAATCTGACTTTGAAGTTACAAAATGTGAGATTGCGTCAGAATTTATTGACTTATTAAAACTTCCAAAAGTTATCAAACCTCGCACATATCAAATAGATGCTGTAAATCATGCACTTTCTAATAAAAGAGTACTACTCTTATCCCCCACAGCTTCAGGGAAATCTTTGATTATCTATATACTAGTAAGATATTTAAATTTGAAGACATTAATACTTGTTCCAACAATATCTCTAGTTTCACAGATGTATACTGATTTTAGAGAATATGGTTGGGATGTAGCAAATAACTGTCATACTGTAGTTGCTGGAAGAGACAAAGGTTCTGAACTGCCTATTATCATTTCAACGTGGCAATCAATTTATAAAATGCAACAACAATATTTTGAACAATATGAACTTGTGATAGGAGATGAAGCTCACGGTTTCAAATCCAGATCTCTTACCTCTATAATGACCAAATGCATCAACGCAAAATATCGAATAGGAACAACTGGAACACTTGATGGCACACAAACTCATAAATTAGTGTTAGAAGGTTTATTCGGAAAAGTTCACAAGGTAACATCTACCAAAAAACTTATTGATGCTAAACACTTATCAGCATTTCAAATAAATGCCATAGTATTAAGACATCCCGATTCCATTTGTTTTGATTTAAAAAATATCAACTATCAAGAAGAGCTTGAATATTTGATAGGATCAGAAGCTAGAAATAAATTCATAGTAAATCTAGCACACAGTATGAATGGAAACACACTTTTATTATTTCGTTTTGTAGAAAAACATGGACGGATACTTTACGATATGATAAAGAAAGGATCAAGTGGAAATAGAAAAATCTTCTTCGTTTATGGAGGAACAGATGCAGACACCAGAGAACAAATTAGGTATGTTGTGGAGTCAGAAAGGAATGCCATTATCGTTGCGAGTTATGGCGTTTATAGTGTCGGCGTCAATATTAGGAATCTTTCTAACATCATTTTTTCTAGCCCTTCTAAGTCGCGTATAAGAAATTTACAAAGTATTGGACGAGGCCTTAGAAAGCTGAAGGGAAAGAGGATAGCAACACTTTACGATATTGCAGACGATTTAAAATTTAAAGAAAAAAATAATTATACGTTGGAACATTATCATGAGAGAATACAAATATACAAGGAAGAGAAATTTCCTGTAAGTCATTTTCATGTGCAGATAAAACAATAAATATATTACCTATTTCGTTAACACTTCATTATACCATACTATCAAGAGCTTGTCAAGTGGTTATTCTAATACGTTGTGGTTGACAACATGGAGCTTTTGTGGTATAATTATACTATCCAAAAATTACAAATAGAAAAAGGAAAATATGGCTAATTATGTAGATAATCAACAATTTCTTGAAGAAATGGTTAATTTTCAAAGAGGTATAGCTGAAGCAAAGGAAAATTCTACAGAACTACCCCAATGTCCAGAATATATTGGAGAATGTTTTTTAAAAATAGCTCAGAGACTTTCCTTTAGACCTAATTTTATTAATTACGCCTTTAGAGAAGAGATGATTTCGGATGGTATAGAAAACTGTATTCAATACATGAACAATTTTAATCCAGAAAAGTCCAAGAATCCTTTTGCATATTTCACTCAAATTATCTACTATGCTTTCATCAGAAGAATTCAAAAAGAGAAGAAACAATTATATATAAAATATAAAACTATGGACAACCACGCATCTCTTGGTGATAATGTTGAAATATCTTCTAATGATAAACCTGAAAATTATGTATTTGAAACTATGACTAATGACCAAAAAGTAAATATGTATAAATTTATTGAGAATTTTGAAGAGACAAAGAAAGCAAAGAAAAAAGTAATACCGAAGAAATCTACATCACTTGAATTATTCATGAGAGCATAATATGATAGAATTATCAAAATCAGCAGACCCATCAACTATGGGAGAATTACCAGAAGTGACATATCACAATCCTACTGAAATTGTAGAATTACCAAAACAAGAAAAAGTTTATACATCTGAAGATCTTTGGATTCATATTAATGCAGTAGAAGAAGAGGTAAAGGCTGAATTGAATGAAATCAAGAAAGTATTAAACAAGTTGGTTACGGAAAAGTTGGATAAATGAAGCTAGCAATTATTACAGATACCCATTTTGGCGCAAGAAATGACAATCCAATCTTTGCAAAATATTTTAGAAAGTTCTATGAAGAAGTATTTTTCCCCACTTTAGAAGAACGAGGCATTCGTACAGTTGTCCACATGGGCGATGTTGTTGATAGGCGTAAGTTTATTAACTGGAAAACTTTGTATCAAATGAGAGAAGTATTCTTTGATGCGTGTTATGGTAGATATATAAATCTTCATGTAATAATCGGTAATCATGATACTTTTTATAAAAACACAAACTTACTCAATTCAATGGAAGGCCTTCGTCTAGAAAATAATAATCAATGTCATGTTTATACAGAATCCACAGAAGTTGACTTAGATGGAACAAAGTGTTTGATGCAGCCTTGGATTTGTCCAGAAAACAAAGAACAGTCATTGGACATGATAGCAAAGACAGATGCACAAATATTATTTGGACATTTGGAAGTTCAAGGATTTCTGATGCATGTAGGCCAAACAAATTTCTATGAAGGTCTTCCCCCATCTACATTTGATAAATTTGATATGGCTTTTAGTGGGCACTTTCATCATAAATCAGACAATGGTACAGTATTTTATTTGGGTAATCCGTATCAAATTACTTGGAGTGATTATAAAGACCCCAGAGGCTTCCATATATTTGATACAGAATCAAGAGAACTAGAATTTATACTCAATCCTCATGAAATGTTCCACAAAATATATTATGATGAAGATAAGATGACTTTAGAATCAATTCAAGAGATGGATGTTACGGTATTCAAAGATTGTTATATTAAAGTAATTATCGTAAAAAGAAAGAATCCATTTTGGTTTGATACTCTAATTGACAAGCTGTATAAGGTTGATGTGGCAGATATTTCTATTGCTGAAAATTTTGACTTGGATGTGTTAGAAAGTGAAGAAATGATAGATGAAGCTGAAGATACTATTACTATACTTTCTAAATATGTAAACTCTCTAGAACTAGAGAATAAAAAAGAACTCGATTCTTTAATGAAATCGTTGTATACTGAATCACTAACAATGGAGACACTTTAATGACAAATTATGAAATGGATGAAATTGAAAGGCAGCGGGAAAGAGAAAGAAGAAGTAGAGGGATTAGACCAGAAAATAAAAAACATTCTGTAAAAATTGGTGATCCCGAAATGCATTCTTATAAGTTGGAAATTGACGATGAACAATTTTTACAGTTAGCAAAGAAAGCTGCAAAACATAATATTACTTTTAATCAAATGGTCAATGTTGCTCTTTTAAAATCTCTTAATGATGATGATTATCAATTTGAACACCCCCCACAACTTTTAAATGAAGATTAAATGATAACATTTAAGACTATACGCTGGAAGAATCTTTTAAGTACTGGAAATGCATTTACCGAAATTCAATTAAATAAAACAAAATCTACCCTCATTATCGGTGATAATGGTGCAGGAAAATCTACTATATTAGATGCTCTCACATTTGTATTGTTTGGTAAGCCGTTTCGTTCTGTCAATAAAAATCAACTTGTCAACTCAGTAAATCAAGGTGGTACTGTAGTTGAAATAGAATTTAGTATAGGTTCAAAAGAATACATAGTAAAACGAGGTATTAAGAAGAACTTTTTTGAGATTTGGCAGAATGGTCAAATGCTCAATCAAGATGCTTCAATACGCGATTACCAAGAATATCTTGAAAAGACGGTTTTAAAATTAAACTATAAATCGTTTACTCAGATTGTGGTTCTTGGTAGCTCTACATTCATACCTTTCATGCAATTGAAAGCGAGTGATCGTAGGACAATTATTGAAGACTTACTTGATATAGAAATATTTTCTGTCATGAATCAACTACTCAAAGTTAAAGTAGGAATTAATAAAGAGGATATGGGAACAGTAGATGTGTCTCTTGGATTAGCTAAAGGAGAAGAAAAAGCATCTCAGCATTTAATTGAAAAACTTAAAGAAAATAAAACAAAACAAATTTCCAAAAACAAAAAAGACATAAAACAACATGAAACATATCTTAAAAATTATCAAGAATCAATTAATGAAATTAATGAAAAAATTGAAGGATTTGGTAAATCCATATCGGATGAAACCAAAGTCAGAACTGAAATTAATAAATTACTTGATTACCAGAAAGGTATTGAAAAGGGCATAATTAAATATGAAGAGGACATGGAATTTTATGAACAAAATTCTCATTGTGATACCTGTGAACAAGAAATTCCACAAGAACATCGTGATACGATGATAGAACAATTTCATGGTAAAATGCATGAAATGAGTGGAGGATTGGTTCAATTAGGTCACAAATTAGATGACCAACGAGTACGAGTTGATGAGATTGATAAAATTCTTAATTCTATACAGAAGTGTGAAGGAGATATAGTTAAAAATCAAAATTCAATTCAAGCCTGTACTCAATATATTAATAAAGTTTCAAATCAAATTGATGAAATATCTCAGATGGCAGATGATATAGACTCTAAAAAATATTCACTTGAAAAAATTAAAGAAAATATTAAGATATATATTGGTAAGAAGGAAGCACTTTCAAATGAAAAATATTTATACGAATTAGCTGGAACACTACTTAAAGATGGTGGAATTAAAAGCAGAATTATTAAACAGTATCTACCAATCATTAATAAATATATAAACCTACATCTAGGGAAACTGGATTTTTATGTATCTTTTGAACTTGATGAGGGATTTAATGAAACCATAAGGTCTAGATATCGCGATGAATTTACTTATGCGTCATTTAGTGAGGGTGAGAAGATGAGAATTGACCTTGCATTACTCTTCACATGGAGAGCCATAGCTAAATTAAAAAATAGTGTAAATACAAACCTTCTAATTTTGGATGAAGTATTTGATAGTTCATTAGATACCACAGGAACAGACGAATTTTTAAAGATTTTATACGATCTAACAGGTGATGTTAATGTATTTGTGATAAGTCATAAGGGAGATATTTTATATGACCGATTCAAAAGTACTATTAAATTTGACAAACATAAAAATTTCTCAAGAATGGTATAATGGTTGAAATAATTAGACCTCAAGTTGAAAATGAAATTCAAGTTAGAGCATTTGCATTACTCCACGAATCAGATCCTATTTTAAAAAAAGAACCTCTTACTTGGATATTTGATCCACCTCAGGCTGATCCTAAATTAATGTATAATATCATGTTGGAAAGTATGGTAGCACATTCTGGTTTGGGTTTGTCTGCTAACCAAATAGGAATGCCTGTTAAGGTTTTTGTTATGAGAGTTTCAGATACAGATGCAATTGTGTGTTTTAATCCAAAAATAATTAAGGAATCAGAAGAAAAAATAATGATGAAGGAGGGCTGTTTAAGCTTTCCAGCATTATATTTAAATATCAAAAGACCTGAGAATATTTCAGTAGAATATCAAAATGCAGATGGCCAAATTATAAATTCTCATTTTGAAGGATTAGCAGCAAGAATCTTTCATCATGAGATGGATCACATGGTGGGTAAAACATTTTTAGACAAAGTAAGTAAAGTTCTTATAAATTCGGCAAGAAAAAAACAGAAAGTGACTTTAAGAAAAGGATTCAAAAATGAGAATCCAATTATAGTCTCTGATTCTTACGATGAAGTTCTTGAACAACAAAAAATAATAAGAAGGAGTTAAGAAATGGATGAACAAATTGAAAAATTTGGTTCTAGTAGAAAACTTAAAAGATTAGAAAATAAAAGACATCGTAATTTAGATAAATTACATTTACATAATATAAGGTCACTAGAAGATGCAAAAGAGCAGGATGACCTTGAAGATCTTTATGAGGAAGAAGAATGAGCGAAGATACAGTAATTGAAGAACTTGACAATCAAAAACAAGAAAGAGAATTACAATTACAAAAGGACATGGCTGACCATTTCATGGAAGGTATTTCTCATCGTGCTATGATAGCTAGTAAAGCTCATGAAATGGGTAAAAAAGTAATTATGGTAGACATTGATGGAACTATTTGTACTCAAGTAGGAGATCCAAGTGAACCAATACCCCCCGATGAATTTTTGAAAGCCGAACCATTTCCAAAAAGAATTGAGTATTTGAATTCTTTATATGATGAAGGACACTATATACATTATTGGACTGCGAGAGGATGTATGTCAGGAATTGACAAACTCAAAGAAACTAGAGAACAATTAGATTCTTGGGGCGTCAAATATAATGATGTAACTGTATTTAAACCATTCTATGACCTTTGGATTGATGATAAGTCTGTATGTGTTAGAAGAGATACAGAAGGAGCAATTTCAGAATTTAAATATAATATTAGTCAGGCTATAGAAATGTTGTGAGGCGCCGTCACTAGGATGACAACCTAGTTAGTTAAAACCAGGGCCTTCGGCGGAAGCTCGTCATCCGCTCAACAAAGTATGCACCGAAAGTTTTCTTTTTTAGAAAACTGTATATGGAGTTGGCATTTCTATTTTCCTAAATAGTTGTTTGTACTTGTTCACAATTTAACAGAAGGAGTTCCCCCCAATGTCCTTTAGCGTACAATTACCCACATATCAAGTGGAAACCAAATCTGGTGCTACACTATATCCATCCAAAACAGAAGCAAATAACCACTACCAACGATTAGAAAAAAATAATGTTCCTTGTGAATTGTATGAGGATGGAAGATTACAAAAGGAATTTAAACCCAATTAAAAGATTTTATTATGAAAAGTGAAAATGGAGCAGGGAAGCTGCTCTTCAAATATAATGAAGATACAATTTTAGCAGAAGTGATGGAGTATATCGCAGGAACTTACTCTGAACATTATGGCGACCAA